TGAGTTAGCTACAATGGCTGACAAGCAAGCTAACAGTATTGCACTGGCGCAGATAGAAGTGAATAAGATGGAAGCTGCTTCAGGCTCTATCTTTAAAGGTGGATGGAGACCCTTCATTGGATGGGTATGCGGTATAGCGTTTGCATATCACTTTGTTTTACAGCCGCTGATTATCTTCGGTGTCAGTGTTGCTGGCATAGATGTTCCAGAACTACCAGAGTTTGATATGTCAACACTTCTTACGGTTCTTGGTGGACTACTTGGATTAGGAACATTACGCACTTATGAAAAATCAAAAGGCTTATCCAAGTGAGTTCCAAACAAATACTAGAGTGGAAAATTATTCCACGCTTTATGATGCTAGTAATAACTCTAATGAGTTGGCGTTGTGCGGAGTGGTTTATGAACTTGGAAGACCCGACAGCACCACAGTCAGCTTTTGTAAGCGTTGTAATGGGTGCTATGACAGGTGCATTTGGAATTTGGATGGGCAACGAGCATAAGAAGACTTAACAGATGAAATACGATAAAAGCATATTCATACAAAAACTAATTGAACATGAAGGTTTAGTGCTTCAAGTTTATAAAGATAGCTTGGGTATTGACACTATTGGAATTGGTAGAAACCTAGAAGACCGTGGCATCAGTGACGAAGAACTAGAAGACATGGGCATTGCCAGCATTGACCACGTGTATTCATTTGGCATTACAGAAGCAGATGCCATACTTCTAGCAGAGAATGACGTACAGATTGTTGAGAAAGAACTGCTGGATGCCCATCCTTGCATCGCAGAATTAGACGCTGTACGTCAACTTGTACTCATGGACATGGCATTTAATATGGGTGTACCTCGTCTATGTAAGTTCAAAAAGATGTGGGCTGCTATACACGATAATAATTTTACAGTTGCATCAAAAGAAATGCTTGACAGCAGGTGGGCAAGTCAGGTAAAATCACGTAGTACAAAATTAGCACACGCAATGTATTCAGGAGAAATGCAATGAAACTATGTAAAGGTTGTAAGACACCTGCTAAATGCAAGAAGGCAAAGGCTTGCTTGAAAAAGGGTAAGTAAATGGCTAGAGAGTTAAATGAAAAGCAACAGAAGTTTTTAGACGTACTGTTTGACGAAGCAGGTGGTGATATGGTTGCCGCTAAGAAACTTGCTGGCTATTCTGACGGTACGCCTACTACATCTATTGTAAAAGGTCTAAAAGAAGAGATTCTTGAAGCCACTCAAATGTACATGGCACGTAATGCGCCAAAGGCTGCACTTGCTATGACAGGTGCGCTGTACGACCCAACTGAACTTGGTATTCGTGATAAGATGTCTGCCGCTAAAGAATTACTTGACCGTGTAGGTTTGGTAAAGACAGAGAAGATGGAAGTTAAAGCAAGTGGCGGCGTTATGCTTATGCCACCTAAAGCAGTAGCAGAAGAGGATGATGAGTGATGGCTAACGATATTGATAAAATGACAAAGGCTGAAATTTTAAAAGAGTTTGGTCCTAAAATTGTAAAGCAGTTTGGCAAAGATGAACTAAAATTTCTCAAAGATGAATCGTCTGGTCCGGGTGGACTAAATAGACTGCGCAGTTTTGTGAAAGGAATCGGCTACAACAAAGGTGGACTCGTTCCTAAAAAATACGTAAACCCTGTAACAATAATAGACAATCGTAAAAGAAAATGACACGCAGTATAGGCAAATGGAAACTTCCACAGCCGACAGATATTAAAGAAGAAGATGAATGGGTACAGATACCGCGCATAGCACGGACTGTACCGTTTGGTTACAAACTGAACGATGATGACCCCGACATACTTGACCCCATCAAGACTGAACTAAACTTGCTAGAAAAAGCAAGACAACATGTAAGGCAGTATTCATATCGTGAAGTAGCTAACTGGTTAAGTAAAAACAGTGGTAGATATATTTCACATGTGGGTTTGAGGAAACGGTTAGATAATGAGCGACAGCGTAAGAACCAAGCTGCAAGTCTCCGCAAGTGGGCAGACTATGCGAAAAAGGCAATCGCCAAAGCGGAAACCCTCAAAGAAGAAAGAACAGGCGCAAAAGCCAACGGTTGAAATAAAAGAAACTGTACCTGTTTCACATGAAACTCAGTATGAAACAGCTAGTATTGAAGAGACAGCAAATGTACTCTTCAAGCCTAACCCCGGACCACAGACAGAATTTCTTGCCGCATCAGAACGTGAAGTTCTTTATGGCGGTAGTGCAGGGGGCGGTAAGTCATACGCCATGCTTGCTGACCCACTTCGATACATGGGGCATCCACAGTTTAGTGGATTGATGTTACGACATACAACTGAAGAACTGCGAGAACTTATATTTAAATCGCAGGAGTTGTACCCAAAAATCTGGCCCGGTATTAAGTGGTCAGAACGAAAGATGCAGTGGACTGCACCATCTGGCGCAAGGTTGTGGATGTCTTATCTGGATAGAGATGATGATGTCTTGCGTTATCAGGGTCTGGCATTTAGCTGGATAGGGTTTGACGAATTAACACAGTGGTCCACACCATACGCATGGAACTACATGCGTTCTCGTCTAAGGTCCACTGCACCAGACTTGCCAATCTTTATGAGGGCAACAACTAACCCCGGTGGACGGGGACATCATTGGGTCAAGAAAATGTTCATTGACCCTGCCCCCTATGGAAAGGCATTCGATGCGACAGACATTGAAACAGGAGAGGTGTTACGATACCCAGCTGGACATGAGAAAGCTGGAAAGTCTTTATTTAAAAGACGCTTTATCCCTGCAAGACTATCTGATAACCCATACCTCTCTTCGGGCGGTGATTACGAAGCCATGCTTCTCTCCCTACCAGAGCAACAGCGTAGGCAGCTTCTGGAAGGCGATTGGGATATTAAAGAAGGAGCAGCCTTTACTGAGTTCAATCGTGATATTCATGTTGTTGAACCTTTTCACATCCCTAGTAACTGGGTTAAGTTTAGGGCTTGTGACTATGGCTACGGGTCTTTTTCTGGTGTACTTTGGTTTGCAGTCGCACCTTCAGAACAACTTATCGTCTACAGAGAACTTTACGCATCAAAGATACTTGCGACAGACTTGGCTGAAATGATACTAGATTTGGAGGCAGGGGATGGAAACATCAAGTACGGGGTTCTTGATTCTTCTCTTTGGCATAAGCGTGGGGATACTGGTCCTAGCCTTGCTGAACAAATGATTCAAAGAGGATGTCGTTGGAGACCTTCAGATAGAAGTAAAGGTAGTCGCGTAGCTGGTAAAAACGAAATACACCGTAGACTACAGGTAGATGAATACACAGAGGAACCAAGACTTGTCTTCTTTAATAATTGCACGAACATTGTCGCACAGTTACCGTCCTTGCCCATTGACAAAAAGAATCCAGAGGATATTGACACGCATTCAGAAGACCACTTGTATGATGCGCTAAGATATGGTATAATGTCAAGACCAAGGTTTAGTATATTTGATTATGACCCTATGGGAAGACCGGGCGGTGGAATGCGAGTAGCAGATTCAACATTTGGATACTAAGGAATAAAACATGGCTGATGATGAAATTATGATTGAAGATGATGCAATTGCATTAGAAGATACAGATGATTCTGTACAGGAAGATGTGGGCGTTTCTTCCATCATACCTTTTATCCAAGAGCGTTATCAAAAAGCAGAGGACTATCGCTATCAAGATGAAGAGCGTTGGATTCGTGCTTATCGTAACTATCGTGGCTTATACGGTCCAGATGTACAGTTTACAGAAGCAGAGAAATCACGTGTATTTGTAAAGGTTACTAAAACAAAAACACTTGCTGCTTATGGTCAGATTGTAGATGTATTGTTTGCTAACAATCGTTTTCCTCTTTCTATTGACCCAACAGAGTTACCTGAAGGCGTAGTGGCTGACGTACACTTTGACCCACAAGAACCAGAGCAGTTACGTGAGCAAGAAGATTTAACAAGCCCATATGGTTTTAAAGGTGACGGCAGAGATTTACCTGCTGGTGCTACTGCCAAAACTTTGACAGAAAAACTAGGACCACTTGAACAGAAACTTGACAGTGTACAAGATAAGTTAAAAGAAGGTCCGGGACAAACACCTACTGCTATTGAATTTAGCCCAGCTATGGTTGCAGCTAAAAAGATGCAGAAGAAAATTCATGACCAACTTGAAGAATCGGGTGCAAGCAAAAGCCTACGTAGCAGTGCATTTGAAATGGCACTGTTTGGAACAGGTGTAATGAAAGGTCCGTTTGCTGAAGACAAAGAATATGCAAACTGGAATGATGATGGCGAGTATGACCCACTGTTTAAAACCATTCCTAAAGTATCTCACGTATCTGTGTGGAACTTCTACCCTGACCCAGATGCTAATAACATGGATGAAGCGCAGTATGTTATTGAACGACATAAGATGTCACGTTCCCAACTGCGTAATTTAAAGAAGCGTCCATACTTCCGTTCACAAGTTATTGATGAAGCAATTAAGTATGGTGAAAACTATACCAAAAAATATTGGGAAGATGACCTATCCGATTATGCTCCAGAGCATGGCGTTGACCGTTTTGAAGTCCTTGAGTATTGGGGCATGGTTGATGTTGAGATGTTACTTGAACAAAACATTGAGATTCCAAAAGAACTGCGTGACTTTGATGAGTTACAAGCAAATGTATGGATTTGTAACAATAAACTTATTCGTATGGTACTTAATCCTTTTAAGCCAGCTAAGATACCTTACGTTGCTGCACCATACGAATTGAACCCATACTCATTCTTTGGCATTGGTATTGCAGAAAACCTTGACGATACACAGACACTGATGAATGGCTTTATGCGTATGGCTGTTGATAATGCTGTACTGTCAGGTAACTTGCTGATTGAGGTAGATGAAACAAACCTAGTGCCGGGGCAGGACTTAACTGTGTATCCGGGCAAGGTATTTCGTAGACAAGGTGGCGCACCGGGACAGGCTATCTTTGGCACAAAGTACCCTAACGTGTCTAGTGAAAACATGATGATGTTTGATAAGGCTAGACAGCTTGCTGATGAAAGTTCTGGCTTTCCATCATTTGCACATGGACAGACAGGTGTTACTGGTGTAGGTAGAACTGCCAGCGGCATCTCCATGCTAATGGGTGCTGCTGCTGGTTCAATCAAGACTGTCATTAAGAATGTAGATGACTATCTACTACGCCCATTAGGTGAGGGACTGTTTCGTTTTAACATGCAGTTTGACTTTGACCCAGAGATTAAGGGTGACTTAGAAGTTAAAGCACGTGGAACAGAAAGCCTGATGGCTAATGAAGTACGTAGCCAAAGACTAATGCAATTTTTACAAATCTCAAGCAATCCTGCACTTGCACCGTTTGCTAAGTTTCAATATGTTATTCGTGAGATTGCAAAGTCAATGGGACTTGACCCTGAAAAAGTTACCAACAATATGAGTGAGGCTGCACTGCAAGCTGAAATGTTAAAAGGGTTTCAGCAACCTCTTGACCAACAGGGGCAACAAGCACCAGCAGGTGCTAACCCAATGGACCCAACAGGAGCAGGCGGTGGTAATATAGGTGTAGGACAGGCTCCTGTACCGGGTGAACAAGGATTTAGTGGAAATGCACAACAACAAGGAACTCCTCAACAAACTGAAGCCAATGGTCAGCAACAAACGCCAATGGGACCACTTCAGTAACTACTTAGATAGTTTAATTGAGCAACAACATAGAACGCTAGAGCAAGGCGACAATTCAATTCTAATGCATCGTGCGCAAGGTGCAGTTGCAGTATTACGTAGCTTACAAAAACTAAGGGAAGCAGTAGATGGCTGATGTTAATAGGCAAACAGAAGAAATGTTATCTCCAGATGACATGATGCTTGATTCTGAGCCTGTTACTAATGAGCAATTAGTAGAAGCAGGAAAAGATTTAGGACAGTTTGCTTTAGAGTCTACGCCGATTGTAGGTGAAGCTATTATTGCTAAAGATATAGGGGAAAATATATCTGAAGGTGATTATTTAAGTGCTGGATTAAATACTGCTGCACTAGGTGTTGGCGCACTTCCTGTAGTTGGAGATGTGTTAAATAGACCTTTACGTGCAGCAGCTAAAAAGTTTAGTAAAGCAGACGTATCTAGCGCAAAAAAATTAATGGATGATGATGCTGCTGCAACTGTTTGGAAGAAAAAAAACAAACTACCAGAAAGTCAAAGACAAAAAAGAGTACCTGAAGTACAAGATGCTGCAAAGCAATTAAGTGAAGGTAAAATAACATCAAAAGAATATAGGCGTATAGTAAAAGCTAATCAACCTATAAAACCTATTACACTAGAAAACTTTCCTAAAATGCCTACTAAAACCGAAATTGTAGGTGCATTAAAAGCTACAGACCCAAGAAAAGTTGATACAGGTA